ATTGCACAAGGTTGGAACGATGAACAACTGATCGCTAACGCTGCTACAGGTGCTGCCGCTGGTGTAGGCGCTGCTACAGGTGCTGCCGCTGGTGTTACGCCGATCGGACGTGCACCTTCAGGCATTGCAGGAGCCGCACCGAACACAGAGGCAGGAGCCGGACCGGAAATGATTTCTTCACCTGCATAAAGCAATTGCGCCATTTCCATGTTGATATACACACCAGCCTGATTACCTGTACGACCGTTTGCAACAGATGATCCGCTGATACGGTAGTAATAACCTTTTTTCGCCAGATTTTTATCAATAACTGGCTGGTACGCTGCGTTATAAACCGGACACGCGTCAATAGCCACGTTGCGTGAGAAACCAATTACCCAGTGACCAGCATAACCAGTTTTACTCGCATGTTTCGGGTCGTCACCGTTAATAATTTTCCATGCGAAAGTAGGTTGTTGTGGTTCGCCATTCACATAGTGTGAATTAGCCGCTCGCATAATCGCCTGGAATACCGCACCCAGTTCACCTTGTTCTTCCCACCAGTTCGCCGCTGTTTTAGGAAACGCCAGACCAACCCACCAGTTGTGTTTTTCAGGTGCTAACGGTTTGTTTTCGTGGTCATGGGTGTTGATATCGAAAAAAGAACCGCCAACCAGACGACCAACCGGAGTTACAAAAGATTCTTTCTGTGCCATGTTATTAACCTTCTTTTAAAGTGGACGTGCGCCAGTCGGCATCGTCACGGGTTTATTAAAAACAGATTCTGCCAGTGTGCTGTGACCTTTACGCGGGTCACTGTCAGGTACTAAAACTGGCTGACCTTCTGGTTTTGTCGTACACATGTCAACAAGTGCCGGAGGCAGTGATTTTTCCAGTGTTGACAATGGTTTTAATTTACGTTCGTACAATGTTTCAGGGTTTACACCAAACATGGGTGCAGCACCGATCAGTTTTCCTTCGTCCGTAAGCTGACGTCGGGTTTGTTTTGTTGCAAGTTTAAAACCCGGTAAAACTTTACCCATACGAACAAAATGTAACCCCTGAGTATGTAACGCTGTTTTTGCTTCAGAAGAACGCGTATACAGTTCTTCAAGAAGTGCCAGACGACGCGCTACTTCTTCTGGCGTAAGTGATGGTGGTGCATCAAGAACAGTAGCCAATTCTAAAACCCTCTCATACATCGCCGGACACATACCACGCGCCGGACAGTAATGACAATGACTACCAACATTTAAAGGTGCGTCTGGTTTATGTGCTTCGTTAAACCCGTGTTTAAATCGTTCAGCCCATTCCATCAATGTTGCCAGGTTAAACTCCCATCGTCTTACAGGTCCGAGTGGGTGATAAGCCCGTGGCTGAACAATTGTGAACACAACGCGCTTAACAGTGTCGATGCAACGTTGGTCCAGTGCATAATAGACCCCCTGTGAGTTATCAACTGCGTCAACTGCAACATGACCGTATTTATAATCCCATACATAAAGCGTATCAGTATTAAAGTCATACCAGCGATAATCACAGGTTCCGTACTGACCGGGTAACAACCAGTCAATGTGAATGCGAACTTCTGAAAACAGCGGATCAAGTTTCGCACCAACTGAAAGAACATCTGCTATAAAGTCATCCGCGTAAATGTGCATGTCTTCAGTAACCTGAACACCGTTAGGAGCAATACACGGCATTAATGGCTGTTTACCTTTAATCTTCTGTTCTAACACCCAGTGCCCGGCTGTACCTTCTTCAGCACTGGGTGATGATGGTTCTACATAATCAATCCGCTGTGACAGTTGAACGCTACCCGGACAAGCTAACCAACGTTTTGATCCACTGGCACTAAAGGTAGCGTGACTTGTCATCAGAATGCCCCACCCATTTGTTTAACAGATTCAGCCTGACCAACAATGTTTTCAGCATCAGCCGGGGCCGCGTTAATGCGTTCAATCAGTTCGATGATAGATTTCAGTTTTACTGGGTCGTCAATCTGCATCACGTTCTGAGTTTCATACAGTCCCATGATTCGCTGACTTAATGGCGCGGCACGGTCACCCGTAATTTGTCCAAACATCTGCATTAGTGCTGACTGAAGAACCTGGGTATTATAAACTTTAGCTGGATCCGTGGTTACAGGTTGCTCGACAGGCGCGACTGGTGCAGCCGGTGCTGCTGGTACAACTGGAGCTACCGGAGCGGCAGGAACCGCTGGAGCAGGATCAACAGGTGCTACATAACCCGGTGCAAGTTCTGCAGGTCCGGTATAACGCCCTGCTTCAACTGCTTCAGCAATAAGTTCACGTTTAACACCGTCAACAAACGCTTCATCCAGTTTTTTCTTTTGACGCCACAGACCATCACCTTTGTTCAGGGATTTACTGTCAGTGTGGATACGTGGATCGTGGCGCAAACCCCATTTGTCGAACTCTTCAGTGCTGGTTTCGTTATCGTCAATATCTTCAGTTGTTGCTGATACAACAGGCAGTGATTCAGCAACGACTGTCACGGTTTCTTTAGTGATACCATCATCCTGAGCAGTCATGAGTGGTGCAGCACCAGTCGCAATAGCATTTGCCAGATTGTTGATCGCAGTTTCCAGACCCGGAGCAGTTACAAGTAATTTAACTTCGAACATTACGTTTTCCTCTTGTTGTTTGGTTATCGCTAACTTTAAAAGGTGTTGTGTAATCTGTCAAGAATTATTTTTACACTCGCCTTTCGTTGATGCAGATGTTAGAGGAATAAGTTGCAATACGTCAAGAACTATTTTAAACTTTTTTCACGATTCGATATTAACTGAAGGAAAGATACGTGAGTCAACAACCACTTCGTCACTATCAACAAGATGCCGTTAACAACGTGCGCCAGGCATGGTCGAACGGTGCTGATGACGTGATTCTTGTACTTCCCACGGGTGCAGGAAAGACCCGAGCGCTTGCAGAACTGGTAAAATCCGACGGTGTAAAAGTCATCCAGGCACACCGTAAAGAACTGGTTAGTCAAATCGCAATGGCTGTTGCTCGCCAGGGATTACCACACAGATTTATAGCGCAAAAAGATACTGTTAAGTTTGCAACTAATCAGCAGATGAAAACGCTTGGTTACAGTACCTATTCCCCCGGCGCTGACATCGTTATTACCAGTTCACAAACGTTAAGAACAAAACAGTACGAACGATGGTACAACGACGTGTCTCTTGTATTCAGCGATGAAGCGCATCACCTGGTACGTGGCACACAGTGGGGAGACTGCCGGGAAAAATTCCCTAACGCTAAAGGTCTGGGTGTTACAGCTACACCGATCCGTGCTGACGGTAAAGGCTTGGGTCGTCATGCGTCAGGTTACGCAGATCAGATGATCATCGGTCCATCAATGCGTGAGTTAATCAGCCAACAACACCTGGCTGATTATCGCCTGATCATGGCTGAAACAGACCTGGAATTAACTGCAGAAATGATTTCCCATACTACGGGTGATTACAAACCCTCTGCGTTAAAAAAAGCGATGGAAGATTCAAACATCGTTGGTGATACCGTCAGTACGTGGAAAACGTACGCAGACGGTTTACTCACTGTTGTGTTTACGTGTGACGTAGATTCTGCTGAAGCACTCGCAAAAGAATTTCGCGATGCTGGCATTCCTGCAGAGGCGATCAGCTCACGAAACAGCAATCAGGAACGAGCGGATATTCTGGAACGTTTTGAACGACGTAAAACACTCGTGCTATGTAACAACGATTTATTCGGTGAAGGGTACGATTGCCCGGCGATGGAATGCGCTGTAATGGACCGTCCAACAGAATCTTACTCTTTGTTTGTACAACAGATGGGTCGACCATTGCGTTTCAAACCCGGTAAAAAAGCACTGATTATTGATAAAGTCGGTAATGTTCGTCGATTTCTGGCCCGTGGTTTTCCACTTCCCGATCAGCACTACAACTGGTCTTTAGATGACCGTGATCGTCGTTCATCTAACAGCAGTGGGAACAGTAATACAACATGTACAAACAAGGGTGATCCTGATAATGGTATTCCACCGTGTCTGAAGCCTTATCCGTCTGGTCTTCCGTGCTGCCCGTATTGTGGTCATATTCCTGAAAAAGCCGAACGCTCAGGCCCGGATCGTGTAGAAGGTAATTTACGTGAACTGACACCTGAAGAATTGGAAGAATTACGCCGGGCAGTGGTGATAATCGACCGTGACCCTGTTGCAGTAAAAGAACAAATGTTAAACGCTGGTGCACCCCCTATTGCAGCTTACAGTGCAATGAAAAACATTCAGGCAATGAACGATGCACAGCGTAAATTACGCAGTATGATCACCACATGGGCGGGTATTCAGCGTGATAAAGGTATACCCGTTGATGACGCTTACAAGATGTTTTACAGGGTGTTTGGTGTTGATGTACTTAGCGCTCAGGGGTTACGTACTCGTGAAGCTAATGAACTCGCCGCAAGGGTTGCAAGTTCATTAATCTGATGGTAATCTGCATAGAAATATTTTAAACGTAAGGAACTGTAATGCGTGATTTGATGGTTGACATTGAGACGTGTGGTACTAAACCAGGTTGTGCAGTGCTGTCAATTGGCGCTGTTTACTTTGATCGTCAGGGTAACATTGGTGAAACGTTTTACGCATCAATGGGTTTTAATGCGCTCGCTTACGGTCACACAGACCCTGACACTATGAAGTGGTGGTCGCAGCAGTCAGAACAAGCACAAAAAGATGCTTTTGGTGGTACTGCCGATCCTGTTCAGGTTGCTAAAGATTTTGCCAAATTCATCTGGCACGATGCTAAACCGTGGGGCAATGGTTCCACATTCGATATCACTATTCTGGAAGCATGGTTTAATGCGATTGGTGTTCGTTGCCCGTGGAAGTTCTGGAACGTCCGTGATGTTCGTACCGCTGTTGATTTGCTGGGTATTAACCCGAAAGAATTTACCCGTGACGGTACTTACCACAATGCGTTAGACGACTGTTTACACCAGATTAAATATCTTACTAGTGGGACTAAAACATTATGACAACGCTTGAACAATGGGCGATTCGTCACGGTATTAGTCAGATGGCGTTGTACGAGTTATACGCGCTTTATCAGCCTGATGGAACACCACACGAAGACGGTGTAAGTGAAAGCGCCACCAGTAAAGAGTGTGAACTGATTGCGGCACGCGCAGGGCAACGTATCTGGCGTAATAACTCAGGTGCTCTGAAAAACGAAAAAGGAATGATGGTTCGTTATGGTCTTGGTAACACCAGTGCGAAAATCAACGCTGTTATGAAGTCAAGCGACTACATCGGCATTAAAACCAAAATCGTTACACCGGATATGATCGGTTCGAAAGTGGGTGTCTTTATTGCTGCCGAAATGAAACGCCCTGACTGGCACATGACCCCGAGTGACAGACGTGCACAAGCACAGGCCACTTTCGGTGCGATTGTTGAAAACGCAGGTGGTGAATTTCGTTTCATCACTCATCCTTCACAATTTGAAAAATGGATTAAACAATGAATACTGAACGCATTAAACGTCTGCAAAAACTGATTGATAACCACGGTATTGAGGCTGTTGCTAAACGTCTGAACGTTACTGAAATTCATGTTAAACGTAATCTGCTTACCGGGCGATCTGCTATCAACCTGGTCAAACTGATGGCTGCTGAACGTCAGTTCGGAGCGTAAATTATGAAAGGGTTACTGAACCGTAAACAGTGGGTCATGTGGCGACTTGAGACAGTTGCCGATCGTCCAAAACCAACGAAAGTACCATACAGCCCGGTACACGGTTATAAAGCCAGTACCACTAACCCTAACGACTGGTCTGACTATCACACCGCGTTAGGTATGGCGCAAATGTACGGCATGTCTGGTGTTGGTTTTGTATTCACAGAAAATGACCCTTATTTCTTTATTGATGTCGATAACTGTCTGGTAGATCAGGCAACAGCCACATGGTCACCACTGGCGCATGAATTCGTAAACCGTTTTCCAAATGCTTACACTGAAGTCAGCCAGTCAGGAACAGGTTTGCATATCATCTGTGCTTATACCAGCATACCGGAAGGTTTTAACAGTCTGAACGACCAGAAAACCGGGCTGGAAATGTACTGGCGTGATCGTTTCGTCGCGATGACGCTCACGGGTAATGGCGATGTTGATATTGATTATACCCAGGGCATTCATGATTCTATTGCCCGGTATGGTCGTATCCGTTCAGACCGTTCCGCACGCTGGACAACAGCACCCTGTGATGACTGGTCAGGTCCGGCAGACGATGATGAACTGATTAAAATGGCGTTAAATTCGTCCAGTGCTGCTTCAGTATTTGGTAATAAAGCGTCATTTGCAGATCTGTGGAATGCAAACGTTGAACGCCTGTCTGTGTCATACCCCAGCGACCAGGGAAAAGACTACAATGCATCTGCCGCTGATGCTGCCCTGTGCTCACACCTTGCGTTCTGGACAGGGAAAGATTGCGAACGTATTGAACGTTTGTTTAACCGTTCTGGGCTGGTTCGTGGTAAATGGACAGATCGTCAGGATTACCGTGAAAACACGATTTTGGGCGCTGTGGAACGTTGTGATACTGTGTATCGTAGTCAACCGACAATGACACCAGAACTGATGAAAGCAGTCACACCAGCGCCTACCGTCGTTCCTAATGGTGGAACACCTGCGTACATGAGTGTGAAACCCGGTGAAGGTGCATATGGTTCAAACCATACGGTTAACGCATCCACGTTCGTTAATAACTATTATCCAAACAACACATTGATTTTTGTCCAGCAACAGCCGTACCGGTTCAACGGTCGCGTGTGGGAACGTGTGAGTGAAGATGAACTGAAACATCAGATATCTATGGCAATGCTCGCCAGCGAACCAAAAGCTGACGTAATTAACGGTACGTACAAGGTTTTGTCGTATTTATTCACACGCGCTGATCGTGAGCTTGGAACATGGCCCGGCGTTGATGTATCACACTATATTGTTTGTCAGAACGGGATACTGGATGTACACACGGGTAAATGTGATGCACATAACCCTGATTTCTTTACGACCAGTATTTTACCGTATAGCTACGATCCGTTTGCCCGTGCGCCAGCATTTGAACAGTTTCTTAATACAACTCTGGAAGGTGATCAGGAACGTATTGCACTGTTGCAGGAATGGTTGGGTTACATGCTTGTCAACTCGTACGACTATCAGAAAGCGATGTTGTTGATTGGTGCGCCACGTTCCGGTAAAGGTACGATTGGTCGCATCATTCAGGCACTGGTAGGTGATGAAGCGTATGCAGGGATCACACTGGAGGGTTTAGCCAGTGATGCGGTACTTGAAACTGTGCTGGATAAATCTGTGCTGTTTATTGGTGATGCTCACAGTGTGTCCGGGCCTGACCGCAACCGAATTCTGGACCGTTTCAAATCTATTACAGGTTGTGATGCGATTCCGGTTAATCGTAAGTATAAAGGTGCATGGAACGGTCGTTTACCTGGACGTATGACACTGGCTGCTAACAACATACCTGCATTTGCTGATGATTCCGGTGCAATGGCTAACCGTTTGCTGATCCTGCCGTTCAACATTTCGTTCCTGGGTCGTGAAGATACCACTCTGGAAGCACGACTGATGAAAGAACTACCGGGGATCTGTAACTGGGCGATTGAAGGTTTACAACGGTTACGTGCAAACGGACGGTTTACTGAACCAAAAGCAAGTCTGGAAGAACGTCAGGAAATTATGGATCAACAATCACCACTTAGAAGTTTTATCAGAGATTGTTGCGAATTGGTATCTGATGGTGAGGTGCACACTGAAGAACTCTATGGTCGTTATCGTCTCTGGAAAACACAGGAAGGTGGTCCAGCAATGACTAAAACTGCATTTAGTCGGGCGTTTAAATCCACCCTTCGTGGTAAAGTGAAAAAAGACGTTGTTAATATAAATAACGTTCGACTAAACGGTTTCAGGGGTATTCGTCTTCTCCCTTTTCAGTCAACAGCTAATGTAGTGCCTTTTCCACCTGCGAGTAATAGTTAGTCATTGCACAAGGATGGGTAAAATAATTCTTGACGAATTACAGATGTGTGCGCTATAGTCTGTACATCAAGTGAACAAGGAGTGATTGTTATGAAAAACATATTTGACCGTTTAATTACTGTTATTGTATTTCTTGTATCCGTAACACTCGCGTCTTGTATTGTCGGACTAATGACCCGTGGTAATCATGCGGAAACACCGTGGTGGTTTCTGGCGGGTCTTGGATTATTAGCGGCTGCGTGCATAACGGTCTTCTTTTTTGATTACAGCACCGAATT